GCCCATCCTGCTGTGCCTGATGAATCATATTTAAAAAAATCATCATTTGTCGGAGTTGCATTTTTAACATCACTAAGTTTGTTTATTGAAGTACCACTTAAATCAAATCCACCTATTGTTCCGCTATAATTTTCCGATGTGTTTGTTGCATTAGTAAAAAAGGAAAATAAGCCTGTACCAAAATCTTGTCCAAAAAAACCAATTTTAGCAGTTCCGTCATTATATTTAAATTCAATTCCTCTATCTTTGCTTTGAACAACAGTATTTTGGCCTATTGAAAATACTGGATCTGCTATTGTCACTGTAGTTGAATTTACTACTGTACTTGTTCCATGAACTGTTAAATCTTTTGCAACAAAATCTATAGACGATGTACCTCCATGAGGATGGTACCAACTATCTCCATCTGTTTTTTTAACATATTCTGATGTATTATTAAAACTTATAACGCCTGTACTATTATCATAACTTATATCGCCTGTTGCTGAAACGGATGCCCTTGCTCGTGTAGTTGTAAAATATAAATTAGTAGTTCCTTCTGATAAATCATCTGTATCTTTTGTAGCCAACCATGTATTTGCTGTTGCGGCAGTAAAATATAAATTTGTAGTTCCTTCGGGTATATCGTCGGTAGTTATTGCAGTCGCTTCCCATTTTGTTCCGTTATGTTTTATAAAATAACCCGAACTAGGTGCTTCAGATACTTGTATAATTTGAGACCATCCGCTGTTAAGGAAAATTTCTGGATTAAATTGTCCTGAGGTCTCAGTATTAACTCGAAAAGCACCTTCTTTTGCCGCAGGATACCGTTGAGCAGTAGTACCTTTTGGTAAAACTAATGATCCTGTAGTATCTATATCTAACGTTGTTGTTGATGGTACTAACGAATTTTTTTGGTGGTCAATATTTACTGACATTCAAGACTCCTATTAATTAATATTTATCTAAAGAATAAATGTACAAGGAATAAAGAAGAAGAAAAAAGGAGCCAAAAATCAATCTGGCTCCTTCTTTCGTAAAAATAAACTTTCTTTTTAAATGAAAGTTAGGTTTGAAACTGCTATCTTCTCAAGATAGTCGGCTGCGTTACCCAAGGATGATGCTTGGTTAGTAAGCTCAACGTAACCATATCGTGTCATAAATGAAACGACTGGTTCGAATGAACTAGGATCAAGCACGACCCCGGAACTCATCAGCGGAACGTATGGGCAATAAAAAGATGCGGCATCCATTTCGCCTGGTCCTTTATAACCTACAAGAATATTGTCATCCGCGGCATATTGATTAACATATACGCGAACTGAGCTATTCAATGTACCAACAAATTTTGTATTAGTTGGTGCTTCAAATGTGCCTTCTGTTGTTCTTGCAAAAGCTGAAGTTGTTGCACTTTGTAGTACTGTAAGAGCACTCGGTGAAATAACTATCCAGTTTCCTGCGCCACGCCTTGTTCTGGCTGCGATCAAGTTCGCGGCTTGGTTAATAAGAATTGCAACTACTGCATGTTCGTCACCAACATAGTGTGGTGTACCTGTAAAGGAACCACTTTGATTGAAAGCAAGACCAGCACCAGTACCAGCTAAACTAAACAAAGAAGTAATTACTTCTTGGTCAATTTCAGCGGTAATTTCTTGTGCTAAAGCGGCCATAACTTCTGCTTCAACGTCTATACCATGTTGTGAACTTGCATCTTGTGCGGCTTCAAATGTCCAACGTGCGGAAAGTCTACGTGTTTTAGCTTCAACTGTCTGCTTCAATACTTGAATAGACAACTTGTTGCCAGGTAAACCTTCTAAGTCGCTTGTCGGAGCTGCCGCCCCTGAACCTGCTGTGCTTCCGTCAGCGCCTGCATCACCAGAATAACTCTTAGCAATATTAAAAGGGCTAAGTGCTTCTGTGCCTGCTGTGACACCATCTTTAGAATCAGCATATCTCACACGTAATGTGTGAATTTGTCCAACTGGACCTGTCATCGGTTGAACACCAATAATTTCATTGGCAATAACCGTAGGCATAACCCGTCTGATAACCGGAAGAATAACTTTGTTAAGAGTAGCTACATTACCTGCACCTGTTGCGCCCGCTCCCGCGGCCTCAGTCAAATGCTGTTTTGTATTCTCAAGTGTTGTTTCCATAACAACTTTTTTGTTACCTTCGAGTCCATCAGTGAGGGCATCTTTTGTTGCTTGCCAGTTAGACTCAAATAGTGCGTCTGCCATTAATAATCTCCTAATTAATTATCTAATCCGGCTAGTTTTCGCAGGTTACCAATTTCTTTTTCAGTATCTGGTGTTTCATTACCGATATGAATAGGAAATGTTTTGTTACCTGTTCTTACAGACTTTTTCGCCGGTTTATTTGTTTTACTTTCTGTTAGTGATTTCTTTTCTGATTTCTCAGTCTTTTTAATCACCTTTTCATTAATAACTGCCGGAAGATATTTTTGGAATGCCTTTCCTAAATTGTCAGTTTTCACTGATTCAAGTAGGTCTTCCATAATCTCCTTTTTATCCTTAGCTAAAGGATCAAGCAGTTCACTCATTTGTTTTTGCCGATTCGCTAGGTCTTCAGCAATGTTAGCTTTGCGTTCACTTTCAGCAATTTGAACTTTACTATCGGTAAGAGACTTATTACCCTCTTCGATTTGTTTCTCAAGTTCAGAAATTTTATTGCCGTATTTACGCAGTTGTGTACCTTCTGCCAAATAAGATGTCATAAATTCTGCCGCGAAAGTTTCAAAAATCTTTCTACCAAAGTTATTTTCTCTAGCGGATTTGATATCATCTTTCAAGGCTGTAAGTTCGCCTTGAACAGCTGATTCAACAACTTTCTCTACTTTTTCTGCGGCTTTTTTAACAAAATCTTTCTTGGCATTTGCTATAAGTTGTTTTCCTTCTTTAACTAATCTTACTTTCTGTTCTACAACAGACTTCTTATCAGTATGAAACTCATTCAACTCTTTTGTTAGTTGCTTTATGACAAAGCCTTCTAACTTTTTAAAATTGTTGCTTTGGTTGGTCCTATCCCCCCGAAGCTCTGTTATTTCCTTTTTAAGTTCTTCTAAAAGAAACTTATCTAGGATTTCGGCATGCTCTTTAATATTTTTCTTATAACCAACAGTAGCGTTTGCAAGATTTTGTCTATCTGAGACAAATTCTTCTACTTCTGTTTTTATAGAATCATTGAGCATCTTATCCATAGCTTCAATAATTTGGCCTTTGTCATTTTCATAACGTTGTCCAAATTCTTCTCGGAGTTCAGCTTTGATCTTGTCTTGCGACTCACTAACCTTCTTCTCCCATGCTTCAGATAATGCCGATTTAACATCTTCTGAGAGAACGTCTGAACCTAATAATTCCTCAAAAGCATCTGCCATTTATGTTCTCCTAATTAAAAAAGATCGTTAATAAATTTAACAACCTCTTTTTGTAAATGTTTTTGTGCCCGTCTGTCTGTCCTAACTGCTTCACCCAAATCCATTAAACTTTTACAAGATTTATATCTCTGTACCTGTTCATATATAGGATCTGGGTACGCATTAGGTGCACTCGGTTGGGCAACAATATCAACAGTCACTATTTCAAAATCTGAAACACGACCGCCGTCGTCAACATTCCCACTACCTCTGGAACTTACACCTAGTTTCGCTCCACTTTCCAATAGGGTTTTAACTATATTTCCCATTGGGGTTGGTAATATTTTTAGTTTACCTATTCCATCAGCTCCTTGCATATCCATTTCGGTTATCATATGTGATACTCGATCTAGATTAACTGTTAAGTCTTCTGGATGATCTGCTTCACCGAGAACTGAAAATCCTCCGTTTAACTTTTCTCTTAGAGACTTAACTGCTTTACCGATTTCATTTACTGGGTAAACTCGTTGGTTTTGGTTTTTAACATCGCCTTGAATGAAAACACCTCCCATATACAGATCTTTACCTGTTGGACCCTCTCGAGACTCAACTAGTATACCTGCTTGTTCATATGAAAGAGTTTCTTTTAAAGTACGTTGCATATTAACCCCTTATAATTATCTCACAGTTAGATTAACTTCCTAACGGTGACTTTTTGTTTTTAGCATCTGATCCTTCGGTTTCTTGTGCTGAAGGTACGGCGCTTCCGCCTTCTCCGTCAGCCTTACCTGGGACAGTATTAACATTTCCTGCATTATCTTCGCTTACACCACTAGTTCCGTGAT